GGCGGGGTAAAGCTCCCCTGAGCAGATAACACTGAGGTTAGTAGCCTATTCCCCCCTCCGCCCTGGCGAACCATATTATAAGGGGGGCGTCGCACGCATGAGAAGGCACTTCCTCTCGCTGCGGTGCACGGCTGAAAGTAGACTGGACGAAGGCCCGGTCGCGCCAGTTGCGTGCCGGTATCTTTTTGTGGTTTTTTGTGGGGGACAGAGTATATGTAAAGAAGAGAAGGGTGTGAGTCCTAGATAGCGAGTGCCGACACGGCATCGGTCACCATGCCCACGCCCGTACCAATAGCCCCAATGGGGCCCGGCACAAACGAGGCAGCTCCCGCTATACTTCGTATGATCTTCATAACGGTTTCCCAGAATTTGGCATTCTCCGCGCAGACTACAGCGAGTGGTATTTGCTGCATGGTCCGGCGGTAGATGTCAAGCGCGACAGGATCGTGGTTAGGCGATGTTCCTGCATACTGATAAAGGGGCGAGTTGGGGCTCACCCTGTACTCCTGGCATGCCCAGACCTTCAAGACGAAGGAGTTGGTAGCAGGGTTGCCATTGGAGATTTTGATGATGATGGCGTCGGTATCTCCCATCCCAAGGAAAGGACCGTTCAACACTCCAAACATACTGGTGCCAGTTGCCTGGGCCGGTAGCTTATTGTACCCCTCCACAATGTTATTGAAGGGGAAGTCTGGCTGATTGTTGCCTGACACGGAATAAAATCCGTCAATGAAGGAGTGGGAATAGTTTTCCGTGGGAACGGAGTTAGCGGCTTCCATCCCCGTCACAACAACCTCGGTCGTGCTGAATGACACGACAGGGGTCGTCGCAAAGGTTAACGCTACATTTTCCAGGGTTTGCTTGAGTGGTGCCTTCCAAACCTGGACACTGCCGGCGAACTGCATCATGTTGGATGTTGGGTAAAGGCCTGCACAGAGACTTGCGTATCTGAAGGCGTCAACATTAGCAGCTCGATCGGCAGCTCCTGAAGCCTGATCACCGAAGAGGCTTCCGGTGCCAAAAGCACCAGGGAATGGTTCAGCAACCCATGATGTGGCGCTAGTTGGAGCGACACCAGTATTGGTTTGGGCGTACCAATAAGCAACCCCCGGAGTTGGAGCGATGATGTAATAATCATCACGAGCAGCAGTGCCATTGAGAGACTTCGTAAGAACGTCTTTCCGCGAAAGAGTCTTCCCATTGTATGTGTCAGGGATGCCCTTGCCCGGGTCGACGTTGAAGTCGGGGGGGGCAAAGGCACACTTGAGGAAGGCCCGTCCGGGGTCTGACATTCCAACCGCTCTACGCATCTTACCACGCTTAGGAGATTTCGGCTTGCGTCTACGTCCCCCATTGGATCGTTGAGACCCATTCTGTCCGTTCTTTATCTCGCTAGGGCGCCCGTGTGACGAGGGCGCTTTCTTTCCTTTTCTCACCATCTTGGATTCACAATCCACTCACCGGCCCGCGTAGCAGGGCTCCAAAGTTTCAGCACAGATGAAGTCTGCACTGCTGGTGGGCGCCCTGCGCATCTGAGAGATAGACCTCTCAATGGCGATTTGCTCCTCCGGTGACACTCCCCATGTCTCAAAGTACGACATCCTAGTACTGAAGCTTGGCGTCGGCGAGTCTATTCGTCCATACTCGCGCGCCTTCATGCCAGGGTGATATTCATAGCTCCAGGGTTTACCTTCCCCCAGAGCATACAGCTGTTTGCCCAGCGCCGCGGCGAGGGGTTGCCCCCACCCCACGGCCACCTCACCCAGGCCAAGTCCCCGGAGGTATCTGCCCGCCAGCGCACGGCCCATGGTCCTGGTGGTCCACAATGGTCGCACGAGGACCCTCCTCGGGTCCCTCGACATGACCAGTGAACCATCAACCCACAGGGGCCGGCACTGACAGAAATCCACCTGGGAGAGCTCACTCGTAGCTTCATACTTCATTTCCATTCCAAAAGTCAAGAAGTACTCCTTCACAGGCAACAACTTGCACACATCTGACTGATCAATCACGACCACGGAGTCGTCTCCATCGACGTAGACGGCGCCCTTGACACCCGAGTCGTCCAAATAGGACCCCAGCATGCCCGCCATCAGTATCGAGTTCCCCAACCCCGTGTTCATGTCCCCCGACATCCTCGTGCCGGGAGTTGTGTAAGTCGTTCCATTCTTGGTCCTGCCCCTGTTGACCAATTGCTGCTTCAACAGCCATCGGAGTCTTTGGCGCGCCGAGCGTTTGGTAAGTCCCTTGTAGACCCTGTGTTCAATTTTCAGGAGCCCACTGGAGACGTGCGCGTCAAAGTTGCTAGCATCTAAAAGGAGGTAGTATGGGTCAGCGAACTCACTGGCCTTGGCCAGCAAGTCTGACCCGCGTTGGTGGTGGTTCCTACCCTTGGCGATTAGCCTGTGGCCGAACTCGTCCTCGGCCGCATACACCCTCCCCTCAATGATTTGCAAATACCGGGCAAGTTCAAGACAATACCTCTTGTCCCTGTACTGGATACACCGCGGAGCCTTAATTCGAGCGTACTCCGGTGCATACTTGTCGTCCTTCAAAAACATCTTAACCTCTGCATCACGGGCGGCAACAGGTCGCTCCCGTAGTGAGCGGAGGGCCCTGGTAAACTCAGCGAGCTGTCTACCGGTGTAGTGGTCAAGCACACGCTCCCTGGGTTTTGGGATTATGCGCTCCTCCACTCCATCCAGAAACATCTCTCGGACTTTCCTATCGAGTTTACGAAGGCCCTCCGCACTGGGCGCGGGGGCGGCCTTTTGGTGCCTGTGGTGCAAGGCTCTCATCTCATTGCACACGCAATCCGAATGCGTGACAATCGTTCCCTCCCAACCCGCCACCTCAGAAACAAGTCTACTAGTTGTTCTTTTGGTGGCACAGGGCTGCGGCCCTGCTCTGCTCACACACCCGCTCAGTCGCACATCCTGCAATTCGACCTCTCGCTGGCAGTGAGCTGTGATCCGCAGCCCGTCCTAGCTGGCCGCCCTCCCTGGCAGCTCAGCCTTCCGGGACATGCCAAAGATGTTTTTGACCGTCCCAAGGTTTCCCTTCATCATCTTCGCATGGGCATCCCGTGCCTCACCAAGCTCCCTGCTCTTAAGGTGTTGGCGGCACTCCTCCTCCTCCTCCGGTACATCCATCGCGGCGGTGATCGTCTTTACGGTCACCTTGTACAACTCTAACTCGGTCAGGTCCGAGCAGTCAAACCCCTTGTAGTACGCCTGAGCCGTACGACTCATGACAACCATGAGGTCGGCGGTTCTGGGGATGAAGGCAAACTTCCTAAGCAGGTGGCCCAATAGCTCATTGTCAACTGACGCGACAGCTTGCCTACAGAGCCTCCGCCTGTTGCCCCCTATGATGTTTTTATTCCCCATCATACGCTCCCTCCGGTGTGGCACGAACTCGCTTGTCTCAAGCACCTTCAGGGGTTTCTCTGCCTCGGGCGCCGCCCCGAGTCCCCGCGACGGTCCCGCGTAGGGCCCCGCCTTACGTTGGGGTCCAGTCGGCGGGCAACCACTGTCTTGCCCGCTCGAGGAGGTCGGGTTCTCTTTCGATGATATCTCTCGCCCACTCGTTATCCCAGTCTCTGAGAAGGGAACCTTGCTCCTGGATTCTGAGGAGCTGTCTCGCGAACCGCTTTGCGTTATGTCTGCGGCGCGCCTCTTTTCCCCCCCGCCTTGCCTTTTTGGTCGCTGCGGGGGCGCCTCCAACCTCTCCACGCCCATTGCCTCTGGGCACCGCGCCTCGCCCTTCCACGGAAATCCCGCTCCAATACGCTGGGTCTGCCAGAGCGTCGGGGTTGAACAGCTGGACTTGCCAGAAGTTCTCCGTCCACTCCCTTCCCCAGAGCCAGAAGAGGTCCTCCGCCCTATCTCCGTCATCTGTGGGCAGCTCTGAGCCGCCCCAATTGGCCCTGTGCTCGGAGGCACGCCTCGCCTGCTCAGGTGTGTAGCAGGGACCAAGGGTACCCCAGGTGCCGGACCACCCAGCTCCTGGCCGCTCTCCTCTTGCGAGGCGGGCTGCCGTGAGCTGGATGATCCGGTCCTGGCCTGTCCGTTTGAACAGGTTCCACCAAGCCGGGGGGCCGTTGACCGCCCTCCACTTCTTGGTAAGCAATCCGGCTCGAATGGTCGGAAAGGATGCGATTTCTTGCACCCCGAACAGTAGGACCTCCTCGTAGTCCTCCTTACTGCGAGCGCCGGTCTCGCCGCCTGCCTTAGCCCCTGGGTTGTTCTGCCAGGCAAGCGCCGCATCGAGTTGGTCGATGCGCGTGGTGTCTGCGACTCCGTAGGTTTTCTTCCACTGCCACCACTCATCTCTGGTGAGGAACTCGTCAAGCTCATACTTGCTGCTGTGCTCGTCTCCTCCATAGGACAATGTGGGTAGCGCAGGATCTAACAGTGAAATGAACGCCAACTTCATAGCAAACGGACTCGTAACGTGAATCGGACGGGGT